ATAGACTTCGACGAGCAGTGCAAGCTTTACAAAGCAAGCGCAGACAAGAAGTGTATAAGGGTGCGCGACGAGTCAAAGCGATTTGAAGTTATCGTGAACAGAAAGTATGTAGGTAGTTCTGCAAAGTTTGAGGAAGCGCAAAGAATACGCGATGAGGCGATTAACGATAAAGAATTAACAGGGGAATAAAATGAAAACAGCAAAATACGGCAATTTGTTCCGGTGTGACTGGATCGGCATTACAGCAATCGGTAAAACCAGAAAAGAAGCCAGAGACACAATGATTAAAATGGTGAGGCAGTTTAAAAAGTGATTGATTTTGAGTTATGGGTAAACGAGCAGACAAAAATAGTTTGTGATTATTTCGGGATAGGAGAGTTAGAGAGTGAAAAAGTTTCTAAGTGTGAGAGGCAAAGGAGCAGAACCGACAAGCCGCCTACAGTTCTACACACCAGAGTTTCCGTGCAAGATGCGAGTGAATCTATGGGGTAAGGCGTCAAAGCATCTAAAGCGCGATGTAGACGTTGATTGTGAGCATCCTTTATCGCTAAAAGAGTTTAGCGAAGAATTAGAGGTAATATCCGAAGGGTTCTTCAATGAGTTTAATGACCTTATCGAAAAGCAAACTCTAGTTTTAGAGCTAAGCGGTAAACATGCAGATGCTTACGAGCTAAAGAACATGATACCAAGCTACGGATATGATGTATTTGAAACTAAATAAATAAAAACTCTTTACAAGGATAAAGGATATTGCTATAGTTACATCACTGAGGCAATAAAGCTAAAGACAAACAAATAGGTGATGAAGATGGAAAACTTAAACGCAGCAAACTTCAAATTAGAGTCTCGCGCAAACGTTGCAACTGGCGAGGGTTACAAAGGTGAGTTATTTGACCGCTTTTACAGTGAAGAAGATGATTGTTTTGCGGAAGTATTTACTAATTTAGATGGCTCGCAAACTCTAGTTGTTGGCGATCACATTCCTTTCGATCAAGAAACAGAGATTGACGAGCAAGATAAATTTATTGCGAGCATGTATTAGTAACGACAATGGCGCGAAAGCGCCTATCGAGGCAAGAATGAAAGATAAAATACTGGGCGCTATATGCTGGGCCGCACTATTAGCAATAACCGCATGTTTGTATGTAGGCTGTTTTGGTGTTCCGCCATGACGGCATCAAGATATTGCAAAGCTCACGGAATTAAGAGTCTAACGTTTCTAGCTAAACAGCTTGGCGTAGATAGGCGAACGATGCACCAACTTTTTGTTAAGTGAAGGTGAGCGAAATGATTAGGAAGCTATTACATGCACACAGAGTAAAAGTTCATTTGAACTATTGTAAAGGCTCGGCATTTGGCTCAGCTTGTGTGGGAAACCTTGAACGACATAGAGTTTTTAATTCGCTAACAAAAAAGCGGTACAAGCAATACGCCAAAGTAAAATTTTGGTTTATGTAGTAACACATAACGCCAATGTTCAGCGGTGCCTTTTAACAAACAGCGAAAGGCGAACTCTTGCAGCATCCGTGCTGAAACGCCTTGTTATGACCAACTACCGGAGTAAACAAATTGAATAATAGATTTCCTCACGATAGGCAAATACAGGTGTTTCGGCCAGATATGACAACATACAAAATACTAGAAAGTTCGCACTTGATTAGTGTGCAAAATATGTCTGATTCAGAGGTTAGAGTTTCACAGGCATTTCGGGCCAAAGCCAGTGCTGATGATTTTTCAGTTAAAAACCCATTCTACAATGGGCGCAGGTCATAACGCAGAGCTAAAGCGCGGCTGACTGAGCCAGCTTTAAAACTGCAAATTAAATTCTGTCGCCTTTCAGCGACTTGTTAGCTGAAGCATAACGGAGTGAAAAACTATGAGAATTTGGAAATACAAACTCGAAATAAATGATTTTCAGGAAATAGAAACACCTTCTGGCGGTGAGATATTAACAGCGCAAATGCAAGGTAATGAGCTGCAGCTTTGGGTTTTGGTGAATGAAAACTCAATACATAAAACGACTAGAAAGATTGCCATTTACGGTACTGGAAACCCAATGCCAGAAAGTTGTGGTAAATATATTTCAACGTTCCAGCTGCACAATGGCGCGTTAGTATTTCATGTGTTCGAACTGGCCAGATAACGCCAATATAACTGGTGCGCTTTTCACAAGTGATTAGTGCGCCAAACTTAAACCGCATCCAGTTAATATTCTTGTTATGTGACGGATGCTTGCGAGGATTTAGAGATGGAATTATCAGTTGAATATTTTGAAATTGCACTGGACACCATTGTGAAAAACAACAGGAATACAGCCTCAATTACACAGAAGGAGCTGAAGTGGATAATTGACGAGCTAAATAAAAATGACAAAGTTACGGTGGGCATAACTACGCACTACCACCCTGACGCAAAACCGATTGACGGAATTATTTAAACACATAACAGGTAATCAACGGTCTAGGCCGTATATTTCCAATTGCGCTATTAATGATTGTGTAGTAATAGATTTTTACTATTTGGCTGGCAGCCAATGCTAGGAGTGGTGTCCGGAGCGGGTGTAATCCCTGCACTAAGCCACTTTTTAGTGGCTTTTTTATTTCCTGAAATATGCTAGAATATCGTGACTACACGATAAACACGGTTTGATAATGACTAAATTTTCAAAAGAGAATCAGCCAAAGCCAGAAAACCGAAGCGGTGGGCAATCATCATTTTACAAAGAGATAATGTCCGAACTTGAAAGCAAGTTCAAGAATGGGAAGGTTGAAGGTTATGACTCATTCCCTAAGTACGTTGCAGACAAAGCGTTAACCGATGGCGCGCCATATATGGATGCAATACTTCGCCGCATAATGCCTGCCAGCAAATCTACATATCCTGATATAGAGTTTGACTACGACCCAGAATGGACACACGTAGAGAAAGCCAATTCAATAATGAACGGCATTGCTAACGGTCAAATACCGCCAGATGTTGGACATTTACTTATTGACAGCCTAAGCAAGATGTTGGGCATCGAAGAAGTTACGGAGCTTGCCAAGCGATTAGAAGCCATTGAGAAGCTATTGGAGAATAAGTAACAGGTGCGTAAACGCCTAACACTACAAGCAATTGAAGCCTGCGAGCAGTCATTGAAGCCAGCCGCAACTGCTGACCTGTCGGTATTGCTTGAACGCTATAAGACGATGTACCCATGGCAAAAGAAGTTTAACGCGGCTACTGCTGAATACAGATCAAGCCTATTGATGGCAGCTAACCGAGTTGGAAAGACTTACACCGGATGCCTGATAGATGCATTCCATGCTACTGGTGAATACCCTGAAGACTGGGATGGGCATAGATTTGAACATGCGCCTCTAATCTGGATTCTTGGTTACTCTGGCGAAAAGATCAGAGACTTATTGCAGGCTCCTATATTTGGCACATACGGCAACGGTACGCTGACAGGCGGCCTAATACCTTCTGAGCTAATAGCTGACGCTATACCAATGATGGGCACACCTAGAGCGGTTAGAGAGGTTAAGGTAAGGCATAAGAGCGGAGGAATATCGCGTGTTCAATTCTGGACGTATACGCAAGGGCAGCATGCGTTAATGGGTGACTCGGTTGACTGGTATCACATTGACGAGGAACCCAAAGACCCAACAATCTACCCGCAAGTTATTACGCGTACAGCAACAGGCGATAAAGGCGCAGGCGGTAGAGGGATTCTAACATTCACACCTGAAAACGGTAGGACTGAAATTGTTATCGGGTTTATGGATACCCCAAGCAAAAGCCAGTACATGCAAAGGGCTACTTGGGATGATGCATTACACTTAACCGAAGACACCAAAGAATCACTTCTTAGCATGTACCCGCCATGGCAGCGAGACATGAGAACCAAGGGGCTACCATTGCTAGGCACCGGATTGATCTTTGACTTAGATATTAACGATTGCAAGGTCAAACGCTTTGAATGCCCCGATCATTTTTGGGTTATCAACGGCATGGACTTTGGATGGGACCACCCCCAAGCACACGTTCAATTGTGGATTGATCGAGATGAGGGCGTTTTATACATTGCCCACGCATTCAAGAAAAGCCGCATCCAACCCTATGAGGCATGGCAAGTGGTTAAACCATGGGCTGAGAACATTCCAACCGCTTGGCCTGCTGACGGATTCCAAACCGAGAAGGGAACG